CAAATTTGTAAAAGTAGCGGTTTGGCTTGTACTATTGGCAATTATCTGACTACCAACTTGATATGTGTAAATACCTGGTGTATCAACATAAACTGTAACCTGACCATTTTGATTTCCACAGGTGGTCGCAATAGGTGTTGCACTAACTGCAAATGGTTGTACGTTTTCAATTACTACGGTTTTAGTATAAGTACATATACCACCTTGGGTTGTCATTGTGACGGTATAAGTACCAGAATTTAAATTGTTAAAAATCGCACTAGGAGATGTATTTTGTGTATTAAGTACAGTTCCATTAGAATCTAATAATTCAAAAATATAAGGCGTTTGTCCTCCACCACCAGATACCGTAATAGAACCACTTCCGTTAGAACAGGTGGAATTTTTTACAACAACACTAGTTGATGTAAATGAATTAGGTGTTAATATAGTTGTACTACCTGAAACTACACATAATGCAGCATCAGTTACAATAACAGTATAGGTACCAGCAACTAAATTACTATAGGTATAACTTCTATCACCATCAATATCATTTTCACCATTTGAAAACTGATAATAAAATGGTGGAGTACCTCCTGAAATATTAACGATAACTTGTCCATCATTATTAAAACAAGTCGGGGATGAGTTAACAAAATTAATAATACCTAAACGAGTAGCTGCGGATACTACAACACTTTCAGTAATTGAACAATTATTAGCGTCTGTAACAGTAACTGAATATGACCCTCCTGTTAAACCTGTTAATGAAGGTTGATTTAATGGACTACTACTCCACTGATATGTGTAAGGAGCGGTACCCGTTAATCCTGTAACATAAATGGCACCAGTATTACCTGCAGTACACGCGGAATCATCAATAGTATATAAACCAAATGTGAATTTTCCTGAATCTGAAATAACACAAGTACCTGTAGAACCTGTACAACCACCATCATCTGTGGCGATAACGTAATAAATTCCAGACGGTAATGAATCAAAAATTTGAATATCATCGGCAACTGAAGTACTGATAAGGGTACTATTTAATCCTGATAACTGATATAAATCATAAGTTACGGGATAGTTTTGTGTTGTTGCGGTAACAGATAACATACCATTACTACCTTCACAACTCGCCTCAGTAATGGTCTCTAAACTAAGACACATACCTGTTGAAATCCAAAGATTCACATAAATCTCATCGTTTGGTGGTGTATTCGAGTCATTTATTCTTATCTGATATAAACCTCCACTAAGTCCTGTTCTAGTTGAGTCGTCACCATCATACACTAAAGTATCAACACCTAAATTTGGATTGTACCAATCTATAGTATATGGTTCGACACCGTCAATAGGGAATATTTGGATTGAACCATCACCCAAACCATTACAGTCCCCATTTACAATTGCGTTATAAAACATTAATCACACTTAATTGAAAAGTTTATTCCGACATTTAACTCAAATGTCTTATCGTTAAATTTAGGGTCACATCCTAAATTATAAATAACAAATTTACTTTGGCTAGTACTTTCGTCTAATGTAAAACCAAGACCCTGTTCTAATAATATATCAGGTAAATAAGTTGTAATTGTATTTAACCACTGTGTTGGTGACGGTACGTCTCCAATACCAAATCCACTATAAAACAGAACTTTCATTATTTGATTCCCACCTAATTTAACGTCAACATACCAATCAGACACGATTGATTGTTCAGAACAAGTTGTAAAGGATTCACCAATAGATATTAAATAGTTATTTATTGTTTGGTACAATACATCTCCAAATGAAGTTACAGTAGTTTGTCCATTATCCCAAGGATATACATAACAAGTAACTTTTTCCTCACTACAATTATATGGGAATATGTTACCGTTAATACTACAAGGGTCACAAGGTAAAGGTACAATTTCACAACCTCTTTGTAATCTATAAACAAATTTTTGTCTATGGAAAATTGAGTTTTCAAACTTAGACCCAGCCATCCATAAAGTGGATGCGGGTATCATTTGTTCCACCAATCTTACCCAATAATCACCTAAACCATTAATATAATTAATCATTGTCTGATAATTAAAATTATCGTTAGGGATATTAACCGCCGATTCTGACTGTAGATATTTCCACCAAATAGACTGTAATGTAGGATACCCTCCTGTTTTACCATCGGAGATGAATTGTCTATTTCGAGTATTAATCATATTACTCCAAAATGTTTGAGCAAACTCAAAAAATGTTTTCTTACTTGGTTTCGGATTAATAAAAGTCCAATCGACACCTCCAGGTTGTGGATATGGTGTTGTTAGACCTGTATTAGGGATTGGGTAGTCATATTTAGTAGACATTGTCCAAACATCATATAATAACCCCTGAGCAGGATTCATAAATAAATCTATGTTCTTAACATTAATTACTAACTTTTCATTATTAACAAAGTAATATGCGTTGTAATTTGACCTACCCCCACTAACTCTTAACCCAACATCATTAATTGGCCAACTTTTCTTATTATCAATTGTTCTAACTATTTTAAACCCTTCAGTCATATATGGGAAAGTTCGATATCTTTCCAAATATTTTTGTCCATAGGTGAACGGTTCAAAGTAAGTTTGAATATTAAAGTTTTGACCTGTAAATACACTAGTGGTTCTATTAACCTGTTGAATACTTTGGTGGTCTTTAACTAATTCAAACCAACCCGCACCTTTTTGAAAGAAATAATTTTCATTATTTGATAATGAAGAAGGATAACCTTCAGAGTCTATCGGATAATCGGCAAGTGTTGCGTTTGCATCTTCAATATTTTTTTGACTAGTAAACCCTGTATATTTTATACCGTGTATTGAAAATGTAGTACCGCTATCATACGAAGGTAAATCTTGAGAGTATGTTCCTCCTGAAATATAAGAATATTGTCTTTCAAAATCCCCCATATTAATCTTTTGTCCCGCAACATAAATGTTTTCATTAAATTCGACTAAAGCTTCAGGGGCACCAACTAATCTAAGCATAAATTCAATAGACTTTCGAGTACCTTTAGACTTGAATAAGTAAGCAGCATTTAATATTAAATTTCTATAAAACTGATAATTCAATTCTGTCGGGGTGTTGGCTCTTGAGAAACCAGGGTATTGTATTTTACTATCATTACCAAATACAGATTCTAAGAAACTATCATTAGTAATTGGTGAGACATTGATTTTCCAACCAACCGTTTCAGCAAGATTTTTAAGTAATTGAGATGGAATATCATTACCAACATTATAATTTACAGAATTCATAAACGATAAGGTATCAATAAATTTTTTAACCTCATCAAAACTTCTACCATACACGTTCAATATTTTTTGAACTTTTTGGTCTTCCGTGTCAAAATCCTTAAAGGCTTGTGTTGTTAAAAATCTAGTAACCAAATTAGTTCTAAACGAGTCAAATGAATCCGCAATATCACTAACGGTTGCTAAATAAAAATCGAAAGATTCTGTTGCAATATCTAAATTCCAAACACCATTTAATGGCCAAGTAACTCTTTGGTTATCAGTATAAAATAATCCTTCTTCTGTTTGTTTTGGGACTTGGAAAACTGCAGTGTACTGAGGAACTATTAACCTATTTAATAAGAATTTTTCAACCTCATCAAATGGTTCCAATAATGACTTATCGGAATAAAAACTGTTAGGTCTGATTACTAAGTACTCGGAACTTGTTGAGTTATCCCCAAAAGGTTTACCAAGTATTGTAACAGTTAAAATACCACTGTATAGACTTTGGGTTGGGTTAATGTAAACCATAGGATATTCCTTATCCCCAATAAACAATGAGTATTTAGTATATTCTGTGGTTAAATTTCTTAAAGGTGAAACTTGATACTCTAATAATGAAATGTTTCTTGTCGAGTTTATACTAAAATCAACTCCAAACGGATTTCTAATTTTAGCAATATTAATATCAAATGTTGTATGATTTTCAAGTATATCATAAACCGCATTTGTCGCAGTATTGGCGGTAGACGCGTCATAGTTAACAGGCGATATTTCTAAAGCACCTGGAAAGAAGTTTATGATTTTTTGAATAGACGTTGACATTCTTTTAGATAATGGTCCGTACAAAGTAAATCTTGAAATCTCAGATAAATCAAAATTAGGATACACTCTAAAATCTTTAGCGATAATTGCTTTAGATTCCAAAATATTACCAATCTTTAAACTATCTAAAGATATCGGTTCTGAAAACGCACCAATATTAAAGTTTCTATTAACTTTTTCAACTACCGATGTTGTGAATTCAAAATTACCTTGCGTCAAACCTCCACCGTCAACAATTTGTAAACCTACAATGTTGTCGGAGAAAGTTCCAGCTCCGCTAGAGGGTCTCGGGGGATATCTATAGAATTTTTTCGCCATTATGTTGTAATACTTGTGAAGTTTTTACTGAAATCAATATTATTACCTCTATCTTGTCTAACTTCAAATAACAATTTATTATATTCATCTCTAATCTCGTAAAGATTATATTGTCTATATATGTTATTTTCAGTGTCGTAGATTGTGTAGATACCGTCGTCAATAGACTTAGTTTGATTACCGTAAAGAGCTATCGCCAATGTATTGAAATCGTGTTCCGCAACTTCGATATCAATCGTTATTGGATTAAAAAAAGTATTACTGATAATGATATTTTGACCAGGCTGACCAATGAATGGTGTTGCATTTGGTTTATTAGTTGGAGCAGATGAAGGTGTTAACGTACAAAACATTAAATTAGTCACACCGTCAACATAACGATATCTAATAGCCTTTTGAGATGTGTTTGTTAAGTTTTGAGTTACGGGTTGACAGTAAAAGTTTGACGTAATTACTCTAAAGAAATTAGGTATCTTAGTACCGTCATCATTTAAGTATTCAATTCTAAAACCAACTAAACCTTGTGCGGTAAATTTATTTTTAAATTGTGCAGGAACATTATCTAAATTAATTACAATACCTTTAATGTTTGGTAACGCAGATAATACACCACAATCATTAATCTGCGTTCTAATTTGTGCAGGTCTAAGATATAAGGTATAAATCCCAAGTTTATTAAATTCATTTGCTGGTAATTTTAAATTATACAACCCACCAAGAATTTCAATGTCGGCGTTACCACCCGTACTTGCATTATTGAAGTAAGGTCTTAATATTGTTTTAGCATCCAACGATTTTAATATAAAGTTGTCCGTAGCATCTCTTGAAGGTGTATAATTTAAAATAATATCAACATCTTCGGGTGATACATCTGACGGTCTTATCGTTCCATATGTTCCTATTGCCATTTTGTTTTATTTTGTTATTTAATAAATAGTTTATTAGTCTTTTTTGATTATAGATTTTCTTGTTTTATAAAATTAAAAAATCCGTATCCGTAGTTTTCAAGGTCTCCGATGTTATCAACCTCACCTAATCTTTCAATTCGTTCTAAAGCACTGTTCTTACCTCGTTCAATAAAAACGTCGGATTGTACTTCAGGTTGGTAAACAATATTCATCAGTGATTCATCTTTAACTATTGGTTCTTGAACCATCCACTCAGGAATTAAACCACTACTATATGTTAAGTAGGATGTCGTTCCATCAATAAAATCAAGATACTGAGTATCTTGTATTGTATACCCTGTATATGTTGGGGTCATCGCACTTATTACCCCAAAAAACTGATTATTTTTGTCCTTAATAACTTTATTAAGAACGTAAGGATTTTTACCGTAAGATTGTAATTCAGTTATTCGAGAATCTGTGTTACCAGTTATTAAAAAAGGTGTTGATGTATAGTTACTCGAAACTTGGGAGACTATGTTGTTCTCAGAATCTCCTGTAAATATATAATCATAGGATATTGGCGTCGCGCTCCAAGAACCAACATTTGACGTGAAATATGCAGTACCGTTAGGGTTATCTATTGTAGTACCTGTAAATGGAACTACTATAGTTTTCTTAACTGTATTAACCCCCCAAGGGTTTTTTTGAGTTAAAGTAATGGTATAAGTCCCGTTATTAATGTAGTCGTGATAAATATAATTTGGCGATAATGTTGTAATTGTTTGACCACTAACACCATCTCCCCAATCAACCTCAAACGTTGAGAACTTTAAATAGTTTTTATATTTCTGGTCTGAAGTATTATAGAAATAATATCTTTTAGGTGAAACTGTTTGAGCCGAAAACACAAAATTCTTAACAACATCAGATTGTAACAAGTTACCGTCAAATATCGAATATAATCCAACATCAACCGCAGTCTCTGTTATCATAATAGGAATTGTTAGTCCAGTTAATAATGAATCTCCATTAGTCCCTCCTGAAAGAATTTGACTCATACCAGAATAAACATATGTACAACCACTCGGATATGTATTACCACTTGGGTAACATATATTGAATATGTCACCATTAATAACTTCAGGGGAAATTTTAATATAGTATCTATCTTCGTTCATTATGGGTTAATATATTCGTACCATTTTATCGGATTAGACTCTTGACCTACAAGAGTTTGTCCTCCACCTGAAATATCATAGATTTTATAGGTGTAAGTATTATAATCTAAGATGACCTTATAATAAAAATATCTATCCTGTGGGAAATTAAACTTATCACCAATCAAACTTGACTGAGGTCTGTTCATCATTTTAATAAAATACCCATTTTTAGCATCAAAAAACTTAGCGGTCATATAAAATGTTGTAATATTTAAAAAATCTCGTTTTTTTAACCAATAAATAAACATACCTTCTTGGTCCCCTAAATAATCCAATTTGAATATTGGAGTTTTAATATTCTTAGTCTCATAGTTAACTGTTGCCGCGGTTGTAGCCCCTTGTTGAGTTGGTAATATAATTGTTACGTAATTCGTCTGAGTCTTTAAATCCGTACTATCGTATAAGTCCAATTTAAAGAATGACCTTTTAAACGGATTTGAATACATATAAACTTCATTAGTTGAGAATCCTTGGACAACATACGACGGTTCCCATATTGTTGTACTAACGCTAGCACCATTAGGTACAAAGTTAAATGAATAATTAACATCAGTCCTCAACACATTATTAGTGGGGTCAACAATACCCGCAGGTGCAAATCTTGCAACCTCAAAATCTTTATCACCATTTAATATTTCAGTAATCGCATTTCGTTCAAACGCGACTAAAGAATCTGACCTGTCGGCTAAATCCCAAGTCATTTGTACTGGTATAACTAATTCTTTATCAGTATCAGTAGGTAATGATATTTTATATTTATTCACAATCATCTGTATCAGGGTCTGAAATCGCGTATAATTGTTCAGGTACATTTCCTTCAGGAAATAATCTGAATATTATTTTTCTTGATGGATAATGTGTTCCGTTTAAGAATGGGTAATCCACACCCAATCCATTACTATCAATAAAACCATAAGTATATAAATCTCTCCATCTTAATGTTTGATAGTATTCTGAGAAGTAAGCATAATCAGGCACACCTTCAATTGATTTAATATCCCCTTCTTCAATATAGTCAGAATATACTTTAAGTGTAATAGTATTATGTGGTTGATAATAATATCCTGGAGGGTTATTAGGACTACACGAAAAATTAAATGGGTCAGCATTTAAAATACACCCAACTTTAAATAAATTATTATTAAAAACAATCTTATGATATAGAGGAGATATAACTCTTTCTTTTTGTTCAAATCGATTAAATTCACAATAATCACCATCAATAATATCACCTTCTTTTAAATCATTATTATAATAAAAATTGAAAGTGTTACTACCTATTGTCTTACTATAAGTACCTGTACTAATATTAGTTTTATTTCTTGAACTATTAGACGCCGCCCAATATGGATTAACATCCGAAGTTATATTAAATCCAAAACCTTCTCTAATCGCTGGAAAATTTGGTATGTTAGTATCAAGTGGTTTATTCATCCAACCAAAGTATCCTTTATTAATAATGGTTATGAATAATTCACTTAATGGTCTATTTTGATTATCTACGTAAGGTTTAATATTAATATCTTTACTAAATGAAATTAGATACGACTGATTACCTTCTTTTTGAGTGATTCTAGCGGTATGGTCAGGAGTTAACGAACTATATTCGTATTGTCTTACATTATCAAATGGATTATATTCAAACCCCGCCTTAGTTAATATAGTGTCACTTACATTTGTCAGTATCTTGTGTTTTCTAACATAATATTCTGACTTAGTTTCACCTGAATTATAAATGTCAATTATTCTTTTAAAAGTACCTTTAGTATCATTTGTAAATGTAACTCCTGTGAATCCGTAATTATAGATATTGAAAATATACTCACCTGAACCAAACCCTGATTGACCTAAGGAGTAAACTTGAAAGATTTTGCTTCCTCCATAACCCAACCATCCTGGAATGTTTATTTCAACATATTCTCCTTCAGATAGATTGTGTTTAACGGGACAGACAAATGAAATTAAATCTTGTCCCGATTCGTTATACGGATTTTGAATATAGAAAGGAATCCCGTCACCCGCAGCCCATCCATTAGTACCACCATCTTCTTCATAATATTCCAATCGTTTAGTATAATCGTTTTGATACGCATAACTAATATATTGAGTCCAATTATATGTTGTTGCACTTTTATTAACAAAATATATGTGAGGTTGGACAGTACCTGATGTTGTGGTGTAACCTGGTACATTGTTATCTGTTCTTATAAAATCAAATTCATTGTATAATGGGTAACCTGTCCACATAGTTGTATTAAATGAACTTAATTGATTCGCATAATACATATTATACGTGAAAGGTTTATAATCAAGTAAACCTGTACTTCCACTGTACACATTATAGAACATAAAATCCATATTAGCACTAATTCTAAACGTAGATGACGCTTGTCTTTCATCATCAAATACTTGAGCTAAACTGATTCGATTATTCCTATCAAACTCATCAATTTCTTTTTGAGTATTTTCTAGTGGTACTTTAATACCTAAATCAGTATCAATCGCAGTCTTATATCTTTTAGACCCTAATACTATTCTTGTTTCAATTTGATTACTCATTTAATCCTGTAGTCCCTATGAACTTGTTTGAAAATCTGTTTATGGCGGTATTACCTTTTCTTAATCCAAAATAGAAATACCAAGGAGCCCCTCCTAATATCGTTTTACCTTGAATTGTTGGTGCCGAATAATTGTAAGTTATTGACGCCATATCATTTGAATTACTTGCAAATAAATAACCTCGAGCATTATATTCATTAACCGAAGCGTTCCATACAGGATATGGACTACCAGGTATTTGTGTTGGTAATCTATCCATATGTTGGTATTTAACCGCAACAATACTTGATGGGTCTGGAGATGTCGCCCAGTTATTAGTTTGAGTACCAAAAATCGTAGGACCTGAATTTAATCTCCACATATAATGAGGTGTAAGTTGTGATTTAGTTTCAGTATAATCATAAGCAAAATCATTAGTCAATGGGTTCCATCTAATTGTTCTAACAGGTGATATAAAATCTCTAACTTGTATTGATTCAGTACTTGAAGTAAACATAATACCCATCATAATACTACTTGAACTACCTCCCGCAGCAATAACAGATGCTCCACCAGGTGATGATGGTGATGTAGTATAGAATGAAGTATCTAAAGGTACAACACCAATTTGAGAGTTAACCGCGACTGACTGAGCGAAATCCGCGTCAACCTTTCTACCTCCTCTTGAAAATAATTTAGTAATTTGATTACCAAAGAAGTTAGCTAAGAAACTTGAGTCAAGTATTCTCATAATACCAAATAAATTAACCATATCTGAAGTATCGTTATATGATGTTTCCGCAAACTCTTTCATATTATATCCATTAAAGTTACCATTTAAGATTATTTCTTTTAAAAACGAATCTCTAGGACCTAAATTAATAAGAGTTGTAGGGTATTTTAAATTAGTATCATTAGCCCCTTTAGCATCATCCCCTCTTGATTTAAACCCAATAAAGTTACTACCATCCCAAGGAGTACTTCTATAATAAAACGTATTTGTTGTCGGGTGTAAGAAAACAATATCTCGACAATACTCTCTACCGTTAACCTTGTTCTTACTATTATAGTAAGTGTTAATTTTGAATGGGTACGCAAATAAAACACCGTTAACCCAATTATTATTAAAGACCTGACTTAGAACTCCTTGGCATAATGCGAAGAAAAATTTAAATCTAAGAATATACTCACCGAAGTTTTTAATGTCATCTAACATACCCGCAAGAGGCCCAAAAATATCATTAGCGTCACCACAACGAGGACAAAAACGATAACATCCAGAATCAGTTACCGCATCATCGTTTTTACAACCAGGGTCTACGGTAATATTTAAACCATTACCCGCATAACATTTTAACGAAACCATCTTACTACAAGTAAACGTATTCAAAGCACTATTACTTTCAAACGCATTATCATTAGGTTCAAATTCGTCTGCGTAAGATGCGTTTGATTGACCTGGTCCCGCAACAACAACCCCATTAGTAGAATAGGTGTAAATCGTTATCAATGGATTTTGTTGTAAGAAATAAGTGTTATTACCATTTGTTGTTTGTATATCCGAGGTAGGTAATCTATCACTTCTCATAACAATATTCTTATAATAAGACATACTTAAAGTATTACCTGTATTATATCCTGGACTATAATAATATGATTTTAAATTATTTGGTGTTGTTGTTGACGGGGTATATACATATGCACCTCCATCAACAAATTCGTTAGGGTTATATTTACTTGGTTTTAATGTACCGCTATATAACGCCTGACCGAATAATGACCTAAGTACACTTCTAGGAGACAGTGTTGTATTATCGATTTTAGATGGACTCAACACCGTAGCTGGTGGTGAGGGTACAAATACTGAAGGAATCACTTTAGTATTATCTAAACTAGAATAGAACGTATGAGCGTTAGTACTATATCCCGAATAATAATATGATGGTAAATTTGCGGGTTCAAAAAATTGAGAACTAAAATACAAATTGAACCCATTGTTAGGGGTGTTGTTATTCATACCAGGACCGAAATCGTGGTCAAACATATTCAAAGGTGATGATGATGCAGGTAATGTAGAATTTTTAATTGGAACATTAACTTTATAATCACCTATAACAATACAATTAGGTTGGTTAATTGATGTGTACCCAAAAATACGACTAAGGTCAAACTTAGTTTGTACCATAAATGAATTAGGGTCAACACCTCGTTGAACAATTAAAACTTTACTATCTTGAGCAATAAAATCAATTGGTTTAACAGTTACGGTATCGCTAGCAATCCCGTTAAAATTAGTAATCGTTGAAGTACTCTCTATTATTTCTCCAAAACTATTTGCGAAACGAATTGATGGTACCAAACTTCTAAACTCAGATACCGTCATTCCCGTAATTACTTGAAAATACTCAATGTCTGAAGGATATGTATAATATAATGTTTTATTCACATTTGTATTGTACATAGTAGGTGTTGAGTAAGAAAATGGTATATTCGATAACGGGTTAGTTGGACTTGCGTAAGTACCACTTAATGTTGTAGGTATTGTAGTAGTACCAGTTAACTGATTACCCCCAAGATTATTAACTGTAGCCCCCGTAAAGTTAGGGTCTTTAGAAGAATATGGACTATTAAAGGAGAACATCTTACCCGCGGTAAGAGTTGTACCTTTACTAACTAAAATAGCTATTACATTATCAAAATGCCCTGCGGCAGGACCGTTAGCGGTTGGTTCATATGTTACTTTTACTTGATTAGCACCATTATAGTAAGAACCTTTAGTATTAAATAAATTAATTCTTTCCCCAAATGGTAAATCATAACATTCTATAAATCCTGAGGAAGTATTTATTCTTCCAACACCACCCGCGGTCATATAAGTACCGTTTTCAAATCTACCCCCTAATAATTGTTTGATAATAGGTACATTAGACGGAGACCAAAAAAGTGTGTTACTAAAGACTGAATTAAAAACTGTTGGATTGTCTAACTTACCAAAAGACGTTGGGGTATTAAACGGGGTGATAAATTGGTTTTGAATTTGTTGAGCCTGACTACTGTTTTGTTCCCCATTTCCAGATGTAGGGTCATTACTCTCACCGTCGGAACCGTCACAACTACAAGCTTCACAATCAGGATATGTTAACATTGGCATATCTAATGGTTTGATTGGTGGTTGAGGGTCATCACAATTAATACCTAACGCACTACAAATCCACCCAAATGGATACCAACTTATGGCAACAATACTAAAACCAATACCACAAAGTCCGCAAAGAATTGCATTTATAATTAGAAATATTAAGTTTACAATAAATGCGATAATATCATAAGCAATAAGGACAGGTAACATTAAAAACCCAATAATCGAAATTAATATATTTAAGATTATCCATAATAAGGATGTGTGGAACACCCCATCATTTGCGGGAAATTTATTTACACTATCATCACAGGTATCATCGTCAATTCTTTTAATCGCCAAGAACTTTTCTTTACCATTGGCAACCTTGTAGTTATCAATTAACCCCGAAACAGTATAAACTTTATTATAATCAAATTCATAAAATCTATCTTCACAATTAATGTAAGATAATAATTCAGTATTCGTTAAATCAACAGGACCTGTTGTATATCCAGACCAACCTAAATCAAATGCGTATGAAGTTAACGCGTCGTTGTAATCACCAAGTCCACCACGTAATGGGTCTGAACCATAAAACTCCCAACCTTTTTCTTTAATATTTGGTACTAAGAAATAACCTCTTTTAAAATCTTCAGCAATACTCTTACTTTGTTGCCATTTAATTTTAAATCTATATTTCGCTTTAGTAGGAATACCGACTTTAGGGTCATTAGATATAACCTGTTCTCCATATTCATTTGTCGATATGTAGTTATTATTCATTGGTAGGTCAAACATCCACGTACCATTTCCGTCAATAACTTTACCCCCATTAGGTAATTTGGCTTGTTCAAGTATTGGTAAACCGTCAGAGTCATTAAAGATTGTTTGAGTAATTGCTAAAATCTCACCAGGACCTGTGGTCATTTGACACTGATTTCCTGTTTCTTTCCTCGACACACAATTTTGTTTAATAGCGATTGAGTTAGAAGTACTAACTAAAGACCCCATAAAAATTGCGGTAGGTTTAATATCGATATTCGCTTCATTGGTAATGTCAAAATCTGTTCTTGTAATACCTATTTGACATATCTCGGGTTCCCCCCAAAATGGTGCTACCTCAATACTTTTATTAATAACAATAACCTGAGGTAATGAATTAAAATTTGATGATGAATTAAATTTATTACCATCGAATTGTTCTTCTGTTGCAAGTCCCATTCTAACCAAGTCTTGAGGCCCTAACGAAAAAGGTCCAATATCGGATAGGTCAACATTCATTACAATAGTATGACTACCAACAGGCACACCATAAATTAAGTAATCACCACTATCGTTTGTTTGAACGGTATATTTGTAATATTTGTCATATAATTGAACTACAGTTTGGTCAACTAAATTATCTTTTCGGGAAGGGAATGTCCCTGTGGCTACGTGATTACTGTAAGAAGGAAGATATGGTAATAGATTAAATTTGTAACCATCCTCATTAGTATCTAAAACTGATTTATAAGGATATATTGATTTAATAACAGGATTTTTTAAGTCCTCGTCAGTTACAGGGATAAAGATTGATAATTTAGCGTTTGGTATACCATAACCATTGTTTGCAAAAACTCTACCTGCAATAACCCCATAATCTGAGCACATTCTTAAGTAGACATCACCTTGTCTAATTTTTAATGATAATATTTCAAGTTGTTCAAAATCTTGGTCAACTTGAACTACTAAGTTTTGGTCTTTGCCTGGATTAGCTTTAATTCTATACGAATTCCCCATTATATTCCTTTAATCGATAAATAGTTGATAGACTGTTTTTCAAGTCTGTGCACTGGTTTTTATGTTTAGAAAAAACAAGTTACTCTAAACATAAAAAGATAATGTAATAAATAAATCCTTAGCTAATTGATACGGTTTGGAAATTCTTAACCTTAACCGTAATATCCTTATTAGGATATCTAATTTGATAGATTTGAGTTGGGAGTGCAAAGATAGTATTATCGGTAGGTTCTATCTGTTTTGTAGAAGAATCCGCATACTTCATTGAAGTTTCTGATGATGAGTACTCTCCACCAACTTTGTTAAACACTTTTAATTCGGTTAACGATATCACACCATTCTCTGATTGAATTATTTTATTAATTTCAGATATGTTAACATTACCCCCTAATTGTCTTGTTGACGGATTAAAATAATCCGAAATCTTATTAATAATCGTACCAACAACAACACCTTGATTTTGACTAGCATCTAATACAACTGAAACTTCAACTGCTAAATCAATAACATCCGCAGTTTCAATTGAAATATAGTCATTTATCATACGATAGTTTGAAAGGTACTCGGCAAGATTATTTAATAAAGTATTTGAAACTATAGAAGTTAAGGAACCTGAGGTATCATATGACAATATTTTAACCTTAATTTTATTATCTTCCTCAACAACAGATACTTTAGCAGGAGCACCAAATTGACCAGGCATTTTTCTAATTAAAGCTTCGTAGTCATTAATTGTTACCGCTCTATTTTGAGCCGAGAAGTTAAATGATACGAAATTTCTTATTTCTTCTAATGTAGGTAATCCAGCACCACCAATCGCTGCGGTTACGTTAGTACATCTTAATGAATTAACAACTGCGGTATTTGTAGACTCTGAAGGTCCGTTTACAAAAAATGAAACAGTACCAATCTGATTAATAGTGTTAACCCCAATATTTGTTGCTAATCCACCACCAATTCGATATTGTACGAATATTGTTGTATTAGCCTTTAAAGTACTACCCAATGAGAAATTATTTAAATAATTCTGCATTGGTAAAGTTTCAATTCCACTTCTTGCGAATTCTCTTAATTGGTCTTCAGCCGATGTATTACCACCTCCAAATGTCATTTTTAAAAACCCTTCAGGTGTATATTCAGTTATAAATCTATCATTAGTAACAACCCATTGTCCAACTTTAACACCAGGTAAATCACTTGGTTTAGTTGGGTCCTCAATGAATACCCTGTCTTGGGCTAACGCGTCAACTTCATACCATTTACCCGCAGGTGATAAAAACTCAGACACTGTAGGTACATTAGCATAGTTAGTACCATCCTTTTGTATAACAGATGTAACACCCAACACATTCTTTTCAGGTAAGAATAACTCAAAAAACGGTCTAACATCATTAGCGGTTATTACTTGTTTGAATACTTTAGTAATACCATTAACAACTAATTCTCTTTTAGTTATTGTATAACTAATTAAATTATTATTACCATCAAAATTAGGTATTTTAAGTCGGTTTGGAAAACCTTGTGAATTATATGGTGATGAAAAATCAATATCATACACGTTTTCAAAAATTTGTCCAACTCCCGTTACTTGGCTTCCTCTTCTTAATATCCCTTCATATCTCTCATCATCCTTATCACCATTCGCGGGTACCGTAATTGAGAAGTCGACTAAAGCCACTGAAGGTCTTTGACCTGGAAGTTTTAATCCGTAAGTTCTTGCAATGTTAAATATTGAAGATTTTTGTTGAGCATATTGTAAAACCGTTTCTTGAATACTTCTATCAATATGAAAATGTAAATTGTCTGATACGGCAGCGTTTAAATCTAATAATGCAGAGAAAATAGATGCGTCGTTAAAGTTATCTATTAAATCAGGATAATAGGTTTTCGTGAAATTTATTAATTCCGTTCTAACTTCTTGGAAGTCCCTTACGGTATAGGATATTCTTTTTTCTGCCATATTAATTAAATATTTAAGATTACGAAATCTTTACTACTAAAGACATCGTCGGTTATTACGTAATCTATTTTAACCTTCGCGGTATATTCGTCAGCCCCCATACCTGGCATATTATACTCAGTAGTATTACTACCTGAACTAACACCACCACTTTCAGTTTCTTCACTAACGTAAGCTTTTACACTAATACTAGTTATTCTTAATTGAGGTAAATACTTTTCACAAGACTCACGAATCTCAGATTCGATACTATTAAATGTTGGAGTATCTAATGGTTCGAAAATATACTCATATAATCGAGTTCCAAAATCAGGCAAAAAATATCTAGACCCTTTTCTTGTTAGAAGTAGGTGAATTAAATCCGTTCTTATCTCGTCATTCGCAGTTTGAGTTAATTTCAGATAATCTCCCTCAGTAGAACTGTTGAAGGGAAACGCAATTCCATATGTTTTACCATTAGCCATATCAATAAATATATGTCGTGATTATTTCTTATAAATAGTGTAAAATAAAAAATCCCGACATAGTGTCGGGATAATTGTCGTTATATTTTATTTTAAGAGGAACATCCAAAACATTCAATCTCAATACCCTCAGGTTTTGGTGGTAGATTCATATGACTGTAATCTACTTTAGGTACATCAACATTTTTCTTAGGTGATTCCATTTTTGAAATATCCATAGCCAAATGTTTTGCCCCTGTTGAAATTGCCTTTGTTCTAACATAATAACAAAGTGTTTTCAAACCTTTCTTCCAAGAGTGGAAGTGTGATGATGAAATCTTAGATAATGTTGGGTTTGACATATAGATATTCATTGATTGTGATTGGTCAATGAATGGTGCTCTGTCAGCCGCCATATCAATAAGTTCTTTTTGTGAAATTTCCCAAATAGTTTTGTATTTTGGAATTAAATGTTCAATTCTTTTAACTTTTTTATTGTAATTTTTGTCTTCAGTATCTAAATAAGAATTAAAGTTAATTTTTTGGATAGACCCTTCATTGAAAATAATTTCATTTTTTAAATCTTCACACCATATTCCAATTTTCTCAAAGTCATTGATTAAATACTTGTTAACAATCATAATTTCACCACCAACAACTCGTCTGTTAAATAACGCTGAGTGTGCGGGTTCAGTCATTTCAAACGAACCTGTAATCTTGGCTGAAGATGCCACAGGCATTTGAGCCGTAAATAATGAATTACAAACACCATATTTTTTAACGTCATTTTTTAACGATTCCCAATCAAACATACCTGACAAGTCAGACTCTCCTAATCCCCACATATCAAATTGGAAATCTCCTTTAGACATAGGTGAGCCGTTAAAGAATTTATAAGGTTTTCTATTTTCAGTTTTACATAGGTCATTACTTTCAGTAATAGCTGCAAAATAAATTGTTTCAAAAATTTGTTTATTTAATGTTTTAGCATCTTCTGAAGTGAAGATATAATCCATCAAATAGAAAACATCTGCAAGTCCCTGTGTTCCAATAGCAATCGCCCTTTGTTCTAAACCACCTTTATGCCCTTTATCTGTGGAGTAGTTATTTTTATCAACCACATTATTTAATGCTCTAACAACTTTTCTAACTTCATTATACAATAATTTAAAATCAAACTTACCATCAATAATAAAGTTTTTCAAAACCATAGAAGACAATGTACAAATCGCGGTAGTTTCTTCATCTGTAAACTGATAAATCTCATTACATAAGTTAGATTGTTTAATAACCCCAATGTTCTGATGGTTAGTTTTTCTGTTTGCATTATCCTTAGAACATAAATAAGGAACACCTGTTTCAACTTGTGATTCAATAATTTTATTCCAAATTGTTTGTGCCGATACTTTTTTACCAAGACCTAACTCAACCGCTTTACGGTAATTCTCTTCGTACTCATCACCATAACATTCTTGTAATGGTTTAATTCCTGCTTTAATAATATCATTAGGACAGAACAAATACCAATCGTCGTTATTTTCAACTGCAGTCATAAAGTTATCAGGAATCCATAATGCGGTAAATAAATCACGAGCTCTTAATTCTTCAGCCCCCGTATTTTTTTTAATCTCAAGTAAGTCCATAATATCTTTATGCCAAGGTTCTAAATAGATAGCCGCACTACCAGGTCTTCTACCTTGTTGGTTAAAGAATCTCAAACCTTCATTTACAATTTTCAAATATTTCAATAATCCACCCGCAAATCCTCCTGATGAATTAATTCGACTTTCTTTACTACGAATATTAGACAAACATAATCCAATACCTGCTGCATCAGATGAATATGTTGAGATGTCGTTAAAGGTATTTAATAAACCGTTTCTTGAATCAGAATCATTGTAATGTAATACACAAGATGCTAATTGAGGTGTCTTGGTACCTGAATTAATCATAATTGGGGTTGCTGGTGAAATAAGTTGGTTTGATAACGAATTGTAATAGTCAACCGCTTCCTCAAAGGTATTTGTAACCCATAATGCAACTCTCATATACATATGTTGAGGTCTTTCAATCACTCTACCCTGTGGTGTTTTTAACAAATACATCTCAATTAATGACCTCCAAGCGAAGTAATCAAAATTATAATCATTTTCGTGATTAATTACTGAATCAACATTACTAGCACCGTAAGAGTTAATGATTTCCATTAACCTTTCATTTACAACACCATCGCCATATAAAACTTCCATAGTTTTAGAAAAACTATCATCAGTTTCTTTATGGTATGAAGAAATTGCTACCGATGACGCCAATCTTGAATAGTCGTGATGACTACCAGTATACGCCGCAGCAATTTCATAAATAAGTTTATCTAACTCTTTAGTTGTAATTAATCCCTCAGTTGGTACTGAAGTAATTACCTTAATGAAGATTTCGTCAGAATTAACGTTAAGTCCTTTAGACGCTCGTTTAATTCTTTGATATATCTTTTGTGGGTTAAACGACGCGTCGTCTCCACTTCTTTTTTTTATTCTTAATGACATCATATTTATTTTTTTTATATATTAAAAATCATCGGTAAATGAAAGTGATTCACCTAACTTTGCTTTTTGGTATTCTACGGTTCTTGATTCAAAGAAATTACCTTTTGTTTCAACGGCAATTTGTTCCATAAATTTAAATGGTTGTTCAACATTAAACTCTTTTTTACAACCAAGTTTAATTAATAAACCATCCGTAACAAATTCAAGATATTGTTTCATTAAGTTAGAATTCATACCAATAAGAGATACTGGTAACGATTCAATAATAAACTCTTTCTCAATTTCTAATGCCGACAATAATATTTCTCTAATTCTTTTTTCACTCGGTTTGTTTTCAATGTGATTGTTTAATAAATGAATTGCAAAATCACAATGTAAGTTTTCATCTTTAAAGATAAGTGAATTAGCATTACATAGACCTTGCATAATTCCTCTTGATTTTAACCAAAAAATTGAACAGAATGAACCTGAAAAGAAAATACCTTCAACCGCCGCAAACGCAATTAATCTTTCCTCAAAAGTTGAGTTTTCAATCCAATTTAAAGCCCATTTAGCTTTCTTTTGTACCGCAGGTAATTTATCAATAGCGTTAAAACATTCATCTTTTTCTTCAGGACTTGATACGTAGGTGTCAATAAGTAATGAGTACATCAATGAATGAATATTTTCCATCATAAGTTGAAACCCGTAAAAGAATTTCGCTTCAGGGTATTGTACTTCTTTCAGAAAATTCTCCGCTAAATTTTCATTTACAATACCATCAGACGCTGCAAAAAATGATAAAATATTTTTAATAAAGTATTTTTCATTATCAGATAAATTTTCCCAATCACGAATATCGTTTGTTAGGTCAATTTCTTCAGCCGTCCAAAAAGCGGCTTGGTGTTGTTTATAATATTCCCAAATATCATTGTGTTCGATAGGGAAGATAACGAATCTGTTGGGATTTTCTACCAATATTTTTTCCATAGTAATTTTAATTTAGTTTAATTTAAGACTGTTTTTGTTTTTGTTGTTCTCTTTCTTTTCTTTTCTCAAGAAGTTCTTTTACTCTATCTCTTTTTTGTTCTTCTTTTTGTTCTTCAAATCCTAAGAAAGTAACAGAACTTTCAGTGTCAATTTCGATAAGTTCATTATCGAATTTACAGTTTTCAAAAACAACACCATCAGAACCAATACGAGATTTGGTAATTGCAATAGTTGCAAGTTTCATTTCTTTTTGTTGTAAAGTTTTTGCCACGGAAATGATAACGTGACCAACTTGTGCTTTCTTAATAGAACCACCCATTTGGTCGGTGGTCACCACTTCTGATGAAATTGAGGAACGATTTCCTTGTGTTGCAGTCCATCCAACAATGTTCAACTCGTGACACATTGCCTCAAAACCTCTCATAACTGAACCTTCACTCTTCCATTCATCACCAAGATTTTTATCAGGTACTACACAATCAATATAATCTAAAAGAATCATATCAATTTTATTTCCCTCAGCAATCATTTTTCTAACTTGATTTTTGATTTGCATCATAGTTAGAGTATCAGAAGGTAATTTTTTAAGAGTTAACTTGTTAGGCATAGATTCTTTAATTGCCGTAACTTTCTCCATTACTTCTTCTTTCTTATTTGCCATATCATCAGGGGCAATTCCTGTCCAAAGTGTAAAATGTTTTCTTTGAATAATCTTTGGGTTGTCTTCAAAGAATATTTGTAATACGTTATAACCTAAGTTAAAACCGTGATTAGCAATTTTTGTCAATAATGTAGATTTACCTACACCTGTTGGTGCTAAAATTACACCGATTTCTCCTTTAGCCAAACCACCTTTAAGTAGTTTGTCAATACCTGGAATCCCCATAGGTACTGGATGTCTATAATCATCATTTAGAACTTCATCTAAATTGTGAAAAACGTCCTCAGTCCCCTTATCAACCTCTCCGACCTGTAAGGCTTTACTAACCATTTCTTCTAATGTGTCGTAGTTTTCAAACTCACCCCCATCAATGATTTTTTGAGCCTTTGTCATTACTTTCTGTAACTCTTGTTGTTTACAGAATTTTAATGCCTTTTCCTGAACATAAGTACTACCCTCAAGAGGTGCCTCAGCCACTTTATTAATTGTGTCTAATACCATTCTGGCAGCCAATTCCTGTTGGAATTCTGACTTGGCGATTTGACCCAATGTTTCAAAAGATGGACTTGATTCGTACTTTTTATAGTATTCTTTAATCATCTGAATGATGATTTTAAAATACTTGTTTTCAAAATAATTTAGTTCAATAACATCAATAATTGAGCGAGCGAATTCTTTGTCTAAGATAGTTTGATTAAGAAGTTGTAGTTGGAAAGTTTCCCCTAAATAATTAAAATTTTTGCCTGAATTCATACTCTATATTTGTTTGTGTAATTGATAAATACTATACTGAAAGCGGAAGGCCTAGATATTCATAAGTTAAATTTTCACCTGAAAAAATGTCAGTCAAACCCTTAAGTACAGTTTTTAGGTACGGACGTACGTCTACGGTGTATCTTATTTTTGGCGGGTATAATTTTGCGTTAAATTGTCTATGACAAAGTGTCTCATCACCAACCTTAATAAATAAATTAAAGTGTTCTTCACCTTCAGTCATTGATGTGTTTAAAACGTTCTCGTCTTCCATAATTTGATTGATGTTATCAATCATATATGATACCGTTCTGTTTTTCAAATCTAACTCTAAATCCTCTTTAACCTCTTTAATAAATTCGTATAACTCTAACGAATTTTTTGCCGATGAATTAAATCCTTTAACATTGTAAAATCTTTGTACAATGATTCTGTCGTTTAACGTAAGTAAAAACTCCATTTTCGTTAAGTCTTGCTCTTTTGTCATAATTTAATTTTTGTTTGTTTTATAATTTCTTTTTTCTTTTCGGGTTAGTTTCATAAAAGGTCTGATGAAGTTAACCCAAGCATCATCAGTTTTTGGTAAGTATTTAAAGAATCCGTTCTCCATCATCATCTTTATCAAGTTTTTATACCCTCTACCATCAGGGTCTAAACTTTCTCGGTAATAAAGTTCAACCAATTCTTTAGCTTCATCAGTTATTAAGGGATTAGACAAATCTACTATTTTTTCGTTAATTATAAAAAATTCATTTCCATACACTCCTGTTTTAGTCTTACCAGTAAGTAGATTATTTAAAGCAGTGTTGTTTTTATCCGTTTCAAATAACTTTTCAGCCTTAGTTAAAATATCGGAAACATTTACCGTATTTTCAAGTAACTCAGGGAATAATTTAACCAAAGTTTTTTCACCTAAGTAATAGATACCATCTATATTATCCGATTTATCACCAGATAGTATCTTATAAGTTTTAATGTTTTGATGTGGGAATTCATAGTGATATATTTTAATCTTATCACCATTCTGATACATCGTCTTAGTGTTTGGGGAATAGATAGAGACACGTTCTGAGATTAACTGTGTTAAGTCTCTATCACCTGAAAATATTGTCTTATTTTCGTCAGGAGACACCTGACAATAGTAAGCGATTAAATCATCGGCCTCATTATTGTCAATGTCTATCTGTCTTACAAACATTTCCTCCAAATATTGTTTAACTCGTTCTTTCTGTTTAGTGAAAGAATCTTCCTTGTAAACATTGGTTTCGGAATGTCGGTTTTCTTTGTATTGTGGATATATTAATTTTCTTGCGGATGAACTACTTTCACCGTCCCAAAATACCACAACTTTATCGTAGTTATATTCTTCAATGAATTTACGTAACGTATTGATGAAATGCCATATCCCACCAACGTGTTCTCCCTTATGGTAAAAATCTTTTACCCCGTGAAATCCTATTTTTAGTAAATTATTACCGTCAACTAATAATGTTTTAGTCACTTAGTTTTGTTTATATTGTTACGACTCTTTTTCTTCTCTTAAATCAAAATCACCATCGGTTCCGATAATCTCTTTCCAATAGTCAGCATATTCCTTTTTGTATTTCTCAATAGATGCCTTCTCTTCTGACGCTTCTTTACCCGCAATAAATCCGTGTGGTGTTACAATGATTTTACCATCCTCATAACCAAGACCATTGATGTGGTTTTTCATTACAGATACTTTAGTTCTTGACGCGAATTTGATTGTTCTCTTGTCTTTTGTTGCGGTAATTTTTGTTGTTCCCGCACCTTTTTGATTTCCAAATAAGAAAACTAATGATGAGTTTAACCAAATAGCCTCCCCACCTTTAGCCTTAATTTTAGGTTGTCCAAAAGGATTATCAGGTAATTCAACCCAAGGTTGATTAACTATGATTAAAGTATTTTCATATTTAGAATCCGCTTTACGAGAACCTGAGATACGTTGGTTAATACCCATACCAATTTTATCTGCTAATGTAGATGCGTTATGTTGTTTACCACCCTTACCTTCAAATGTCATTTTACAAGGAACTGAACCAACAGAATCCCACATAAAACATAAACTATAATCTAATTCACCTTTCTCTTGAGCGTCCAACAATGAATTAATATAATCCGTAATTTGTTCAATATAGTCAAAGTTATTGTTGAAGATATAAAACCCATCCCAATCCAATTCCCCTGTTGCTTCATCAACAACTTCTTCACATTCAAAACCCATAAGTTTTGCGTGTTCAAAAGACCATTTTTGTTCGGTAATAATAAACACAGGTAAAATACCTTTTTTCTGAGCATCAACCGCAGTTTTAACTAACGCAGTTGTTTTTCCTGTGTCCGAGTGACCTAAAAACATATTCAAGTGACCTATCGCAGGTCCTGGTAATCCTACCGCATCCAAAAAGTCAGTACCCAAATCAAAAAATCTTTGTGGTTTGTATTTTGCCGATGTTGAGAACTTATCTTTGATTGATTTAAAATCGTTTTTTTTGATTGCCATATATGTCTATGTTATTATTTCTTTTTATTTAAAATATAAAGAACTTGGACACCTTGTCTAAGTAGATGTCCAAGTTCGGTTGTATTATTAGAATGGCATATCCTCATCAGGTTGTGCATTCTCTTGTGGGTCTTTGTATGAAGAAGCACTTGTTCCTCCACCCATACTCATTTCTTCAGATGAACTATCACCATAAACATAACCACCTTTTTCAGAATCCCAACGTGGAGTTTCACCTCTTGCGATTGCCTCTAAATAGTCAGTTGGTTTTTTAGAATAAACATCTCTCCAAGTTAATTCGTCATTAACCCAAGCCTCTAATTGAGCCTTATCTTCGTGTAATGGTTGTGCATCATCATACATAATTGTTTGAATGATGGTGTAATCTTTACCTTTTGGAGTTTTAGCCTTTGCTAATTCGATAATTAAATCACGACCGTTTTCTGCGTTAGTAATATCTCCTTTATTTCTCCAAATTGGAATAATTTTGTCTAACACACCTTCGTTTTTGTAGTTGTGTTTGAAACGCCAGAATTTAACACCATCTTCAGGTTTATCTCTGTCGATTACTTTGACAATGTAGAATTTTCTTGATTTGTAATTTTTTGCAAGTTCTTTGTCAGACTCTTTACCTGTAGCGGTAAGTTCTTCATAAACTTCGTTCAAAGGTGAACGTTCGTTGTCGTTTTTTGACGGGTCATATAGTTTGTTCCATTGACCACCTACTTGTACTTCGTGAAACCAAGCCTCAACAAATGGTGAACTACCATCTTTAGTTGGGAGGATACGAATACGTTTTTGTGCGGAATTTTGTCCTTGTGGAAGAATCGCTGCGAAGTATTTCTTCATACGTTCGTCCATAGACATTTTGTTGGAGTTACCTCCTGACTGTTGTGATTTCTCGTACTGAGCTAAGACAGAATCTAGTGTTGACATCATAATAATTGTTTTTAAAATTTTAAGTTATTTGTTAACTAATAATAAACCCAATTACCTACTTTGTCAAATTAAAATCCGAAATTCTTTTTAGGTTCAGGAGTAAACGAATTTTTTATATCTGCAGATGAGAAGTTCTCAACATCATCACTTGTTAAAATATATTCGTTCTTACCTGATTTTTCCATATCAGGTTCTTTATCAATAAAGAAATCTGTCAATTTCTGATTAAAAGGTCCCGAGTCTAAACTTCTAAGTTCTAATTTTTCTTGTGGAGTTTTTTCTCTGTATTTCTCAATCTTCTCTTCCATAGAATTAATCTTACTCATTAATTGGTCCATTTCACCTAACTTAGATTCTAAATTGTCTAAGTGACCAAATAACTTATCAAAATATTCATCTTGTTTTTGACCCATATCTTTTTGAGTAGTCACCAAATCTGTGATATCTAATTCTTCACTATCAGTATCTTCAGGATTTCCCTCGTCGTCAATTTTTTCAACATCAGGGTCTGTTTCAGTGTCAATAGGTTGGGCTTCTCCTTCCGCAGGTACTTCACCTCCGACAGGTGCTTCACCACCTGGTAGTGGTGCATCTCCAACAGGTTCATCACCTACAGGTAATGGAGGTGTGTCACCATCTGGTGGTTCAGGTAATTCTTGTTCCAAGATATATTTGTTAATTGAATTATATCTTTTAATCTCTTCTATAATTTTTTTATCGATTGCCATATTCTTATCCGTTTAATAATTGTTTCACACCTGTTAGTGTTTCAACTTGAACTTTTTTATTTTTAGACATCATATGGTCAACTCTTTCAATTAAACCATCTTTCATTCTAACAGTATAACATTCGTTAGTGTCTAAATCACATACTTGTTTAGTACCATCACCCATATCTTTTTCTGTGGTTCTGGTTTTTTTACCTAAGTAATTATCTAATATTAAATTTGCGTCCATAATCTTATTTTTATTATAAATATTGCGGTTATTGTAAATGTTATTGTGTAAATGGTTGACTAACCAATTCTATCTTAGTTGAATTTAATGGTCCGTTAGGGTAATATTCAACATTCATAGTATATGTTCCAGGGTTTTTACCATTCACAGTACAAGTCTTTGGACCTGAGCCTGATACACAACCATAGACCATAATATCTCCATTAGAATCTTTAAACAACGTACTACCAACATTATTGTAATTATAATTAGGGTCAACAATTCGTAAAACTTTAAACTTACCATTGGTTTGTTCTAAGTTATAGTAACTTCCGTCTCCACCCTGTAATGTATCAAACTCACCTAAATAATTAATAGTCACAGGAGGAGGTGGTGGTGTTAATAATCCTAAAGTAGTCGCCAATTTCATTGCCTCAGTTACCTTATAAACTAAATTATCGTACTCAGTTTTTTTATCTGTTTTGAATTTTTCAAAATCAGGAATACTCATAGTACCTTTATTCCATCTTCTAATCCAACTTTCAGTTAGTGATTCCGCGTCCATTGTTGATAATGACGATACGGGTCCCCATTTAGCCCCAAGTAATTTATACACATTATTAATATCACTAAATTCCGCATATGGGTATGAATACCCGTCTTTGGAAAGAACACATAGATATTTGTCAGGAGTAAAGAATTTAGGTAATTCACCTGGCCAATCATAATTTAATTTAACTCCCGCAAAGTTATTATTGAATGTATAAAATTGATTATCTTTAAACGATTCTAAATAAATGGTAACAAATGACATCATCTTAGTTATATCCAAATTGTCACCACTTGATACATTATAGTTAATACCATCAATCACTTGTTTAGGACTTAAAGAAGACTGTTCAGGGTTAGTACCAACATATTTGTTATATTTTGGGTCTAACTTAGTTGAACAATTTTGAGAGTCATCAACCTTACCTGTATTTGTCACAGTTGAGTTATTAGTACTTGGTGCCGCGGTTGAACTTGTAGTAGTAACACTATTTGGATTCGAATTAGCAGTAGAATTACTTTTAGCGTCCGTATTAACTTTTTGTTTAACCTGTTGATATAAATCAAGGAATAACTTTTTAGTTAACGTTTGAATATAATTCTCCATTTTCGGTAATGCGAACACTTGTTGTCTAATACCCGTAAATGTGGTTTCAAATCTTCCTGGTGAAATACTGTGATTAACGTCCATAATATAATAAGGACCATTAAACATTGGTACGTGTCTAACATTAAAATACATTGTTGGTTGTATCATAACATTACCCAACATATTAACTCTACATTGGTATGACCTACTCTTATAAAAGTTCCATAATGAAACGTTTTGAGTTGCAGTTTGTTTACCATTTGATTGGTTAATAAGATTATCCATCTGAAGTAAGGATTCCGATGTTTGTTTACCACTGTCCTGAGATACATCAAAATAGTAAAATATATTTTGATTACGAATTCCAATATCGACATTAAAACCAACAACCCTATTAGATAACCCCCAATCTGTTTTACCTTCTAACTTATCAGTCAGAGGATTATCACTACTTCTTCTTAAATCAAATGAATCTGATTTAAATCTGTTATTTTCATTTTTATCGTTTTCTAAATGCTTACTTGGTTCTGCGGCATATATACAAACTAATTTTGGTGATGATGCTCGAGTATCAACATTTAGGTAGGTACCAAATAATGTATTACCAAACTCCAAACTACCCTCAATTTTAGGTACATTGTTTTTTTCAACTTCCTGTACATTGTAGTAATTAACATATGCTGGGTGCATCATACAAACAAAATGATGAATGTCTAATAATGATTCTAAATAGAAATATACCGAAGCACTAGGATTGATTGACTTTAATAAATTTCTAACCTTAAAAGGGTCAATTAAAACCTCATCAGCAATGTTTCTATTACCTCTATCTAATAAAAGTACATCCTCTAAGAAAGTTGTTTGTGTATAATCATATCCCGCAACCCAAGTATCATTCAAGGCTTTAAATGTTTCCCATAATTCAACTTTAGTTTGTTCCCCCTGTAATGCAGTATCCATAGGTTTTTCAGGAATAATATCAACATTAGGTAGTCCAAACCTAACTTTCTGAAATACAGAATTTAATAATGTATCACTAAATTTCTTGTTATCGTTTAGATATTGATTTAATAACGCAATAAATTTACCACGATTCATTGTAGGGTCTAATTTCTTTTGAGTAGCATAAATCTTAATTAAAGGTGCTAATGTTTGCACCGACTCAGGAATAAACTCAACATTCATATCGATAAAGAAATCGGTAATAACACTACCCGTACTAGTATATTTAACCCCCTCCTCGGTTGAAAATCCAACATACGTTTCTAAAGCTTTCCAACTTTCGGGATTTGCGGATTTATAAACTGAAAGAGTTGTCCCTGTAACTCCTGATTTAGGTAATGAACCTTCAACATAGTAGTTAAATGATATCTTATCTTCAATGAATACATTAGTCGCAAAACTGTCAAACAATCGTCTATTATAATCGCCAGGATTACCATATTTTAAAATAACATCAAATTCCAAGAAATTTTTAATAGTATTATTAACTTTAATAAATTGTTCTTGTTTTAATGTATTAGTCTGATTTAAAGAACTAGTAGATGTTGGGGTAACTATGTTAACCGACATCATATCTTTTAACAAAAGTTGGAAATTTTTATTAATACCGTTAGGGTCCAAATATAATTTATCAATTTGAACTCTAGTTGTAACTAAACCATCCACTTGTTTAGTCTCATATTCGTACATAGATTTTGAGAACTTTAAGAACTCATTTTCTAACATATCTAAAATCTCTCTATTGAAAACTGAGAACATTTCTTCATTAGAAGTGTAAGCACTATATTTACCTAAGGTAAACGCTAATTGGTCTGGAGAACCACTTAAAATTGTTTTAAGGTGTTGTGTCGGTTCAGGTTTATCCACCTCAAATAAATCAAAATATCCGTAATTTGGTAAAGCCCAAAAACTTCTAACTGAACCATTAAAAATGGCAGGATTTGACGTAATGTTTAATATCAATTGTCCACTATTATTAAAACATTCCGAACCAATTTGATTTATATTACTACCAAAAGAAGGTATAATATATTCGATTTTATTTTTCTTATCTAATAATGTACAATTCCAAGGTTTAATTGATAAAATATCAGTTAAATCAGAATCGTTATATCCCGAATATTTGTTAATTATTGCATCGGAAACTGGTTTTAAAGTAAAACCATTTGTTGAGTTATCTAACTGAGCTTGAATTCCACTATTAGTATAGTTATCGAAGAGATTATAACCTCTATAGAATAAGTTAAACTTATCAATTACCTTAGGGTAAAACCCTAAATTTAATTGTGTTACAGTTCCACCAACAACAGGTGTTACACTTTGTAAAACAATGTCGGTAGTTGTTGTATCACCAGGAATTGTTAAAGTGTAAGTTCTCTCAGGGTCACTCACATTAGGGTCATAATTACCCGCGGCATCAAAATCTTTCCATACCGTGTCTAATATATCAACACCGTTTTCTACCCAATTCTTATATCTATGCCATATAGACCCATATTTTAAAACCCAAGCGTATGGGACTTTATGAATTGCACCGAATTTTTTAAATACCGCAAAAATATAATCTAAATCGGTTGCAACCCCATTTGAATATGATTTATATTTTTCTCTAAGAGTTGCAATAGGTAAACTGTTCAATAACAAATAAGACGCGTTAACATATGGATATGTATTACCCGATAACCAATTATCAACCCCTTGTAAGACTGAGTTTACAAACATAGGGGTATTCATCATAGAAGTTGTTTGTTGTGCCGAAACATTACCACTATAATTAATATAATTAACTTGTCCTTCAGTTACTTGTTGTGTATTAGCAAAATCGTCACCAGCTCTTTGAGAATAGAAACTTTGTAGTCCCAATCCGTCTTGTGTTGGGATATTAGGTTTTAAATAATTAAAACTACTAACGGGTCTATTATCATTAGGGGTAGTACTACTGTCAAAATTTGCAACCATTTTCTTATCCTCATTCAACACATAAACTTTACTAGTGTTATATGTGTCCCTTATAGAACCTGAAGTTTTACCATTTGCTAAATTTTTAGAATACCATCCTTCCATATTATACGGTAATGTATCTAAGAAGTTAGTACTATTAGTTACATTACTTTTTAAGTAACTTTTAAGTTTATCTATATTGGTAGGCTGAGGGTCAACATTTTGATACCCTGAACTAATAACTGTGTTATCTAAAATAACAAATTGACTATTAACCTCCTGTTGGATGTAGGTTGTTACAAATTCATCTCTAATAAATTTTTGCCAACTTTCTCCAAGTCCATCATTTGATATACTCGCTAAGAAAGGGACATAGTTACTTGAATTAAAACCATATCTTTTTAATTTTTCAATTAGGAACGGGGCTTCTTGTAATAATGATTTACTAATGTTAATATATTCTGATTCCGCAATAACATCAAGAATCTCATTTTCAGCGTTAGGTCTCATAAACCTTTGATAATTCGCAGGTAAGAATATTCTTTCCCAAATTTCATACATAAATTTAGATTCTTGTTTGTTTGAAAAGAATGTATTAGTTGTTGGGAAATCTATGGCGTTTAACGATACTCTATTAACAAGATTAGACGCCGAAGTACTTGATTGAGTATCGGCACTAGGTACTATGGTAACTGTTTTACCTTTAATAAATTCTTCAACAAATTCTACTTCAGGCCACACATCATAGAGATACCCTTTAGTTTTAGAAATAACTTTAGGGTCACCAGGGTATGCAATTTCAAACTTCTCACCTTTATCATTATTAGTTTCAACAAAATATTGAGGCCAAGGATAAACAGGAATTAAATTACCGTCAGTAGTTTCCACGGATTGTTTAGCGTCAACGGAAGTTGCAGATTTATCATTACTTAAAACCGCTCCAACTCTATATTTGTTTTTTCTTTGGTTCCAAGCATTTTGGTGAACATCACACATTATTCGTAAAAACGCCTCACTACCCGCTAATAAAACGGCAATAACATTTTTTAATGTAGGTTTAAATCCTAAACCACTTTTAGGGTCTGATAACCTTGTAGATAATAATTTAGAGAACTTCTCTTGGATTTCATCTAATTTAGAGGTCGCTTTATTGTGCATAATCTGCATACTGTCGACAAATCGACCAGGTCCCTCAAAAACATACCAATTAAATGTAACATCTTCACCATCAACAGTTGCTGAACGTAAAACGTTTTGATATGATTTTGTTTTTAATTCTGTAACACCAACCTCATTAGCTTCTTTACCTGTTCTTTGTCTATAGGTTTCATCCCAATTGATTTGGTCAGGAGAAGAATTAATGGTAAACATTAAAAAATTAATCTTGTTTTGAATCTCCGAATTAAATTCTTCACCACCAACTTTATATTTTCCACCATTACCAAAAGTTTTATTATCCGCCAAAACTTTATTCCATTTCGGAATTAAACCTTTTGATAAATCAGTAATTGCAGTTAATTTTTTCTTACCTTCAATAGTTTCTTTATTGAATGTGTACATTTTTAACCCTGTAGCTTTATCAATAAAAAACTCAGTAGTATTCATATACTTATAAAACCAAGAATTACCTCTAGCAAAATAAACCTCTTTTTCATATTCAGTTAAATTATTTTGATAGTTTTCACCGTCAGTTATCGGAGCCATATCCGCTTTACTTAAACTATCTGTGATAGTCTTTTCAAGTACTTCAAGTTTTACAACTAATTCTTGTAAAGTCATCTCAGGAAAATCTTCAGGAATTAATCCCTTACTTTTATATTCTGAGTACACTTCCTTCATTTTCTCATACCCTCTTGATGTTGTTTTCATAGAAACATCTTTAGTGGTATTACCAACTTGATTTTGAGAAGATTGTGTTGAAGCATCTCCCACAGGACTTAAGGTATATTTAGTTCTATACATATATGGAACCGCCTTAACTTGTTCCATACTTAAATTAGTAAGTACATTATACTTATATGCCATAAAAACACATTCAATTTTAAAGTTTCCACTTGCAGTGTCAAATCTGGCGTTAAAGGTTTTTAATGCTAATTGATATTTTACGGCTTTACCTAAATAACCTTTTACCGTTAAATAAAATAACGGATATGGGTAATTAAAGAATACTGAATATGGTGAATTTTCACCTTGTTCAAATAATGCTCTACCTCTAATATCCTCCATTTTAATTGTAACTGTAGGTGTTAAATTTAAAGGAGTGTTTATTGAAATATCACTAATTAATAATAAATTATTATCAATATTATTTGAAATGGATTGTGTTAGATATGATTCAGTAGATTTGTCAGATTTAACAATTTGATTGTTAGTTTCAATAATTTGATTAGCTCCTTTTCCTTGGACACTATTAAACCCTGTTATTTCATCTAAATAACCATTATCTAAAAAGGTTTTATTACCTGGCTTTAAAAAATTAATCGCGGCAATCGATACGGTTTTATTTTCATAATACCCATTATTACCTACAGAAAGTCTTGTTCTCGGAAATAAGTTACATTCCAAGTTCGCATAATAAACTAGATTTTCGTGTTTTAATAATCGTTCTTTAACGTTTCCTTCACTATCTATTATTTTATTTGGGTCAACTAAAACAATGTTTTGATAATCGAATTCAACTAATACGTTTTCATTGTTATCTACCATAATAGAAGAAGTAAGTGTTTAGTTCAGATTCATAATCTTGTACAGAAGCTACTAAAGGAAATGGAATTGTCAATAGAGCATTGTCAGGTATGTTCCATTCTAATCCCCCATATAGTGGATTTGCCGCAAGTATAACCCATCCAAAAAAAGGAGTACCATAAAATTCTTGACTTATTTTATCTAAACGACTAATACCTGTTTTGTAAAAATATTTCTTATCCGAAGATTTTACGGGTATTTTTACAAACGGTACCACAGTTTGGTCTCCGTTAATTAGAAAGTTATAATATCTATTAAAATATATGTCTGACATTAGTTTAGTTTATTTTTTCCGTTAAATGTTGTGGTATCTTCATTTGAGTTACCATTTTTATATAAGTTTTGTATTCTAGTTGTTTGTTCTCCAGTTCCTTCAACATATCCATTAAAATCAAACTTTCTAACCTTACCTGATGGGTATGGTGTCCATTTAGAATATTTGTCTTTATAGTTAGTAGTTTCTTTGAAAGACTTCACAATTAGTTGTTCCGCATCGTATTCTTCTTTATAACTTGTTTTGATGTTTGTAAAATATGTTTTAGTATAATCAATTAATGTAGGTCCCGCAGATTTTGAATTTGCAATATCGGAAGGTACAATATCTTTAATAAACGTTTCATATAAATTATTATCTAAAATTGTTCTACTCATTAAAGCATAAAATCTTCGTTCTTCATCACCATTTTTAGGGTCAGTACCAAAACCTCCAGCTTTATAAGTTTTTAAATTTTCAGGGTTATATTCTAAATCCACTAACGCATATGTTTTAGGTGAATTTCCTGTCGATTTAAAACTTTTCATATCAGTATAAAAAGAATATAGTGAATCTATTGCAGAACTGTAGTCCCCAACTAATTCATCATAAGTATTAGCAAACGTTGACCCCGATTGAACTTCAGTAGTTGCGGTTAAATTATAAATTTTTGCAGTTTGGTCTGTTTTAATATAACCATCAGATTTTGTGTCAACAATATCTAACTTAGAGAGAGTTCTAATTAATTCTAATTGTGCTTTAGTCATCTCATTATCTGCAGATGTTAAAGCCGTTAATACACTTGATTTAGTTTTATTTACCGCGTTTTTTAAATTTTCTTTAACTTTTTTAATAACCGAATTTTGAAAATCATTTTGATATAAATTGGTAATATATTTAAGACCATCATCATTTTTACTATTAACCTTATCGATATCCTCAATTACCATTTCATACAATTTACTAATTTTACTCTCAATAGTATCTGTTTTACCATAAATCTCTAAATCTTTAGGAGTTGTAAATTCTTTAGTTTTACCTTTAACATATTTCCTTCCCTGAGAATATGCAGTATAAATTTGAAAATTATAATCTTTAGTTATTTGTTCGATTTTATTTAAAGTGGTGTCAATGTATGATTGCCCACCTTTCAATAAGGATTCGTCCATTATTTTTTGATAAGTAATTGTACCACTAGTACCTAAATCAGATTCTATCTTTTCTTGAATAACACCAATAGTAGTTCCACCCTCATTAGATAATGCGTTATTAGCATCATTAACTCCAACAACAGGTGTCTTATCTAACAACGCCCTAAGTAAATCATTATCAATCTTTTTAAATGAATCATCAGTCCAATCCGCTCTCTCATCATACATCTCAGTATTAGCGTAGTAATTAAAGGACAACGCGTTTTGTAATTTATCAATTGGTTCTTTCAATCCTGAGCCACCAACAAAGTTAAATCCTAACGATATCTTAGCAATCATTGGTTGAACTCCAATACCTTCAGGATTAATATCAAAAACTAAAGGTTCATAACTTATTTGTAATGATGTCGGGATTATTTTAGTGTTGTAAAAATCACCCACTCTTAAAACTAATACTGGCGGTGCACCAAAACTAGTGTTAACTGAACTATTGTACTTAGGTTTACCATCATTACCAATTACAGGAATGGTATCACCAGGTCTTGTACATTGGTGTAAGAAAGTTAATCTAGAGTTAAGACCTTCAGGTGTCATAGAGTGAAACGCTGGGTCAAAATATTTTACCTTTTCTTTAATAGTATCATAGAACATAGGATTCTGTTCTTCTATTAATGTAAAATAATCACATTCAGATAACAATCTTCTAAGTATTTTCTTACTAATACCGTCCTTAAGTTTTTGAGTTGTTGTTATTGTTGGTGGTACGGGTACCGCTGGTTTATAACCAGGAACTGGTATAACACCATTACCACTACCACCTTGTGTACCGTTTTCAGGTGTTACAGTTGCGTTTGGTTTAATATTGGCTTTTACACTTCGTATACTAACTCTTCTACACGCCATAGCATTAGGTGTGTATATTTCATTATTTTTGTTTGCTGACGGGTCCCCATCAGAACAATTAAAGGGTCCTAAAGTACCACCACCTTTAGATTTTGGTGAAACATTAGTAGCAGATTCACCTAAAGATGCACCGTCAACAATTTTTAAAGTTTTACCATCAACGTATTTTTTTAATTTACCACCGTTCCAAGCTCTTAAATAATTTTGAACAGAAGAAATTCTTCGTTGTGATAAATTTTTATTATATGATGCAGTGTTAGGTGCCGAAGCACTTCCATCTAATACTAACTCAACCTCAGCACTACTTGATAATCCGTCTGAAGTTTTATTATTTTCAAAAGTTTCAACCAAATCATTTAAAAACTTTTCAGTCTCGGTATAGTTAAAAATTACAACATCTTTAAAGAATGTATCAACTAATGGTTTGTTTGTTGCAGTTGCGTTACTTTGGTAAGTACCTTGTTTGGCGGTATAGTTAGTATATAAAGTTGCAAAACTATCATTAGTTGTTGTTTGAGTAGTTTTAGGGTTGGGGTAATCATTATCAAAATAAAACCCTAAACCGACCCACTTACTTAAATCAACATTCGTTGGTACTGGTGTTGCAGGTGTAGTTTGGTCTGTGGTATCAGGTATATTTGTTCCCACTTCCACGACATCCTCGGGTTTAACATTTGGGTTGGTAATGATTTGTTGCATATAAAACAATTCACTAATCGGGATTGTGTTATATTTTCTAGCCAACTCATATATATCGTATTTCTTACATCCCGCAAAAAACGAATCAACTACATTATTAATAAGGTCTTTATTTTTTCCTTTCAATTCTTTCTCCACAATAGTGTTTAAAATTGATGGGTGGTCAACAATAATCTTCCAACTCAATGTGCCTGTTCTTTGAGTACTCTTGTAAGTATAAACAGGCTCAGGTCTACCTAAGAAATCTTGTCCTTGGAAACTTGGTGTAACATTTTCGTTAAAACTTATATCATAAGGTGGAAACCACATAATTCTTCCTCCATTAGGACCTCTTTCACACTCAGGTAAATCAAGATAAGTTAATCCAGGTCGATTAGATGTTCTCCAAGCCAAATTCTCAATAGAAAACATATATTTTTTAACTCTACCGTCTTTAATATTTGTTGAACTTGAGGTTGATGTACCTTTTAAAGGGGCTATGTTAAGGTTATATGTTTTATCCAAAACTGAATATGAATACCCTCTATGATTACCGTCTCTCTTTTGTAAATCAGCATATGTAAAATATGGTGTATCTTTAGTAAAGACTCTACAATATTCTTTACCAACTTCAACACCACCCTCGTCAACATATGTCATTACTTTAGAACCTTTGGTAATTTCTTTATACCCATCATTAAAAACTTTACTGATTTGATTAATAGCATTACCTACGTGAGCAGTATCACCGTCTCCAGCTTCAACTAATTTTTGTGTGTGCCATAAAATAGAACCTTCTCTAAAGTTTTTATCAGTAGTACTTAAATCAAGACTTAAATAAGATTTGGTTTGATTATATTCAGAATCAATACTAATTTGATTACCATTTTTTCCTACCTTATAACCAACTTTAGAATCTGAATTTGCGGTAGACCAAGTCAGTCCTCCCGATAACCCACCATTTCCATAGAAAGAATCGCCAGCAAAACCAAATTTAATACCGTCTAAACCTGGCTCGTATAAATCCGCCAATACATTAGGTCCGTAAACAGATGTTTGAACCTCTTCCCCAAACATATTTAAAGGTAATTTTCCTGAAGGACCATCAACATAACTAGGGTCAACTTCTTTACTACCGACATAGTATCCTCCCTTAGTTGGGTTATCTAAAAGACTATTTAATAAATTTTTAGCACCGTCAATAAGGTTACCGATAATACCCTTATCATAATCAGGACCATATCTGTTAAATCCTAAAGTGTAATAAAGTTGGGATTTTTGTCCTCCTCCTGTATTATTAAGAAATAATTGAGATGCGGATTTTTGATGTGTTAACCTACCAATTAATCCTTTATTACTACTAATACCAAGGGCTTTACCTATTTGACCTGCAAGATTTAAATTTTTAGGGTCAGTTTCAAAATAGTCACCAGGAATTTCAGAACCTGGAAAATAAAAACCTCCAAGTCTCGCCGCAAAATCTGCCGCTCTAAATAAAATATTACCAGGTCGAGTAATTACCCAATCCCTTTCTACTAAAGGTATCTTACCCTGTAACATTTGAACGGCCATCAATGGGTCGTTCGCTGCGTTAGGTAAATTAAT